AGATTAACTGAGGTGAGCTCTCCGCCGACCTTTTGCAGAGCCCACTCCCACTTGGAGGCCGCTGCTCCTGCTGTAGCATACCGGCTCATGTAGTCGGAGCTTCGAAAGAGGAGCATACCGGCTTCCCGGATAGTCTCCATCTTCGGGAGGCTGATATCGGTGTTACCGAGCATAACTCCAGTATCCAGGAAGTTCCTAATAGGTGCTGCTTCAGGCGCATACTCAGCTATGATCCCGATGTCCTGGCAGAGAGCACGGAACTTAGGATCAAGAGCTCGGGCGTAGCCCTTGGCGAGGAAGACAATGTCCTTAGCGCCTCCGAGATCTGTTGGGACAGTGGTCAAAGGTTGAAAGAGATTCCTTAAGGCGCTAAAGGGCTTGAAGCCAAGAGCTCCAAGATACGTCAGGTCGTTAACAAAGTTACCAACTCGGACTACTCTCGCTGCATCCCAGTTCTTAGTAAAAGGTAAAGCCTCGATAAAGCTAGCCACCTTTGCATCGGTTGCTGTAGGTAGACCCATAGCCTGAGCAATGAAGTGAGTAGTGTAGTCTCTGAGCTGCTCAGGCATGTTCTTAGCAGCCTCAGCGACTCCCTCTAGCTCATGCCGAAGGAACATCTCTTTCGCTTGCGAACGGGTACGAGCTTGGAGAAGGCTTTCTAAGTCTCCCCTGTCCTCTAGCATTGAGACTGCCGCTCGCTCTTTTTGATAAAAAGGCTCTGAAGGATTCAGCTTCCGGAAGATCCCTCCCATAAACTGACGTTCGGCTTCGAGCCGAGGAGCATAGCTCTCGAGATAGGGGAGCCACTTGCCTTTCTTGCCTGTGCCGACAGTGAACGCTTTGTCAAGCTCAGCGAGAGCGAGTTTCATCTGTTCGGTCTTGTTTGCCCCCTTGAACTTAGCCAGATCAAAGAAAGTCTCATCCCGCATACTAGCTTTGAACTCTCCCAGCATCTCGTCGAGGAAGCGAACCTTCTGACTATAGGTCCATTGGTTCTTAGTCGAGAAAGCCTGATCTATCTTCTCAAAGTGCTTTGTGAAGAGCTTCTGGAAGTTTTGCTTTCCAAGCTCACTCAGGCGAAGCTTCGAAGGCAGAGCTCCAGGAGCATCACTCAAGCTCCACATAGCCTGATCCTTGTAAAGATGATCCATATAGCGATAGAATGTATCTGTCAGAGCAGCGGCTCGAGGATTTTCCTTAGCGAGCTTCGCATGAGCCTCTTCAATAGCTGCCCGAGCCTCTGCAAGCTGCTCAGCCTCAGCGCCTTTTGCTTCATGAATTAGATTATCAGCAAAGTCTACATGCTGACGAGCTAGCTTTACGTCAGCGTCCTTGTAGAGATGACCGACAGCCTTCTTCAAGCCGTTGGCTTCTTTGAGCTCAGTAACTAAGCCAGCTTCATGTAGCATCTCATTAAAGCGAGAAATCTTCTCCACATTATACACTCTCGAGAGTGTCACTCCTTGATTCACGGGCTTATACACTTTTGTCATCGCTCCCCAGACGAGCTCGTTCCAGCCGAAGACGACTCGCTTAGGGAGAATGTAGGAAGGTAGCTTCATGAAAGGGACCAGATGATCTATCGCTCGAACCATCTTGGGGCCTTTGAGAAGGTCATCTGCTAGCCACGAGAGCGAGGTCTCTGGCAGGTCCTCCAGCTTCGTATACATAGCAAAGTCCCAGCCGTAGCGCTCTTTCATTGCTATCTGAATAGCGCCAAAGATCCTCTCATCGCTTCGCTTCCCCGGGAGCTCAGTCCGGACAGTATCCTTGAGGGTTTTCTCAGCCCAGTTTCTTCTGAGCTTCTCAGGAGAGAGCTTCTCGGTCCACTCGTCTGTGAGCCGAAAGCCCTTGCCAGGCTTGAACTCAGCAAGTCCTTTCCATCTGCCTGGCAGAAGTGGAGCTCCCTTCCCAGGAGCTGCTGTCCACAGCTCAGCCAAGTGCCCATGCATAGCTCGGCTATCGCCCTCAGCGGCTAGCTTTACCATGAGCTGCTCGGAGTAGTCTAGCTTAGTTCGAGTCTTCAGCCTCTGGGTCAAGGCAGAATCTAGGTCAAAGGGCTTCCAGGAAGGAGCAAAAGTATCCTCCACCGGTGTCTTCAGCAGCGGCTTTACTACCCTTGGCAGCGTAGTCTGTAAGCCCTTGCCAGCAGTCACCAGCTCATCACTGAAGCTAAATCCTTTACTTGCTGCTTTGAAAATCCCACCTGCACCATGCTTCACCACCGAACCTGCTGTCCCTAGCACACTCAGCCCTAGTCCTACTGCATCCCACATGAGAGCTGTGCTCTTCTGATCGTCGCTGAGCTGGTCGAATTCCTCTCTCGAACTCGGCAACATAAAGCGCCCGAAAGGAACTAGCTGAGTAGCGGTAGCTACCGAAGCGTAGAGACCTCCACTGTCAAAGAGCTTCCCTAGCAGAGGACTCCCAGCAAAGAGAGCAGCCTTCTTGCTTAACTCATTCCCCTTGTCACTGACAGAGAACAGCGCCAGCTCTTTCTCCCAGCCTTTGAGCTCAGCCTGCTTCTCTGGTCTCAGGTTCATCAAAGGCCTATAGTTCTCCGTCAGGACAATCGGCTTCGGCTTGTAGTCCATTATTTTTTCCCTTCTGCCATTTCAAGAGCAAGCTTGAGGAAGCTAATATGAGCGATCTTTACACCTGCTAGATCATAAACCATTCCAGTATCGTCGTCTACTACCCAGTAAGCCTCTGGTCCTCCAACGAAGCTATTTGCGTTCTCTGGATCAGGAATCTGCCTGACTACACCAGGAACAACAACAAGGTTCTCTTTTACTCTCTTCACTATCGGAGAAGACCAGCCAGAGAGCTCAGCTCCGTAAGTTCTCTCTTTCTCAGGATCTCCTGTCATTCCCAGACTTGCTCCAAAGAAGTCTGCCGCAGCTTCAATCTCAGCTCCAACGACAGCACTGTAAGGGCCAGTCGCTACTCGAACTAAGTTCCTCATCACCGTCTTGCCCCAGTCAGTCTCTACACCTGTAGGCTTCACAGCCACATAGACATTCGCTGAGGCAAAGCCGTTCTGGACAAAGTCTTGAATCTCCTTAGTGCTTGCTCCACTCTCAGCCAGCTGCACCGCTCCCCGAGCCAGCACTGAGCCTGGGTCAGAACCCTTAATGCTCGGATCTATCTGCATCGCAGCAAAGCTAGTTGTAAAGTCTGTTGCAAACTTTCTCTCCCAGTCCTTGAGCATCTTTCGATCGCTTGCAGGCTCTGGTACTGGATCATAGCCAGACTCGCCCGTCAGCACATTATAGTAGCTTTTAACTACTTGTTTTCTCCCATCGAGCTGGACCTCGATCTCATTCTGAGAGACAACTTTTCCATTTTGAGAAATTATCTGCGCCGCTGTTGGCTGTCCATAAACCTCATTCATCTTCTTCACTGCGAGATCATTCTCTGTCAGCAACATCGGAGCTCCATCGGTTCCTTTGACGGCATAGAGTCCCTCTCCGAGAGTATAAAACTTCTTATCTGGCACCTTCACTCCTGTGGCCGCTTCTTGCTCTGCGTTATTATACTCATCTATCGCCATCAGCTCACTAGCATAAGTCATCGGATCTTTCTGCGGATCAAGATCCTTAGTAAACTGCGGCTGAGGATTCCTCTTCCGGAAGGCCTGTCGGTTCTGCTCAGCCAGGCTCAACGGCCCATCTACGAGAAAGGGCTCCAGCGCATCCTGCATCAGAGGATCGAGACTCCTCAACCTTCTCCTCCCAACCTCGACCATGTGGCTCTGGAGAGCAGGATTCCCCTTCGCCTTAAAGTAGTTCTCCGAGAACTCACTTACAAAGCTCTTCTCCCGATCAAAGGCTTCCTTCCCGTACTGGAGAGCAAGCTGGCTGCTTTCTTTCTGAACACTGAGCTGATAATCTCTCTCGTCCTTCGCTCTAGTATACTCATCATTTTGCACCTGTCGAACGAAATTCGCTAGCGCTAGCTGATCCGCCTGTTCAGTGTCTCTCTTCCGGCTCCCTCCCTTATAAAGCACTGGCCTTCTATCATCTGCCAGTGTACCTTCTATACTCTCCGAGAGCTCCAGACTTCGAGAGCTATCCGAGAGGCTCTTACTCCTTCCTCCCTCATCTCTCGCCGCAAGGACCTTTGCTAGGGTCAGCTCCCCCAGCCTCATCCCGTGAGTTCCCATGTTAGAATCTCCAGCCACTTCTGACTGCGCTGTAGCTTCTCATTTTCTGCCTTGCATCTTCCTGAGCAAAAGCTGCGCTTCGAGCCGCCTGTTGGTAGCCCAGATTCGCCGTCTTGATCTCTTCCCACTGCTGTCTCTTTAGCTGTTTCGAGCTCAGCCCAAGGTCGCTCCAGGGATTTTCATTCTGCTCATTCAGATACATCTCACGGAGAAAGTCGCTTTCGCTCTTCGCGAGAGCATACTCTCTATCACCAGCAGTCTTCGAGTACTCAAACTGCTCCCTCGCCAGCGCACTACTGCTCTCCAGCGCCTTCGCATTGAGCTCATACGCTTTCGTATCTAGCCCAAGCTGTTCATAGAACATCGCTAGGCTACTCTCGCTCTCGTTCCTCTCCATCTCGGAAGCATACAGAGAGTTTGGATCATTCTTCTTTCGGCCAAAAAGATTCCTACTCGTTGAGTAACTCCCATAAGGCATTTTGTGTTCCTCCTTTACAGGCAAAGCCCTTGGATTTCGAAGTTATCGGCAATACAGTCTACTGCTGCTGTTTCTGTGGTAGCCTGAAAAAGCTTTAAATAAGCAATAAAGTTTGCTCCTGTTAGTGTTCTAGAAAGTGTTTTTATTAGCTGCCAATCTCCTGTTGTCTTATAGTAAAACTTAGTCGTTTCCAAAGACTCAAAGAAAATTCTTAGCGAAATAGCAGTCACTTGTGGGATATACACAAGATCAGCACCAGCAGGTTCACCAAAAACAGTAATCCTCGTTTGTCCCGACTCTGTAAAGTTCAAGCGAATTCCTGCGGCATTGCTTGCAAGCGTTCTAAGATCAGCACAATATGTATTAGCAGAATCCCAGGTGCCCAACGTCGTCGAAAAATCACAGCGAATATCACTACCCACATTTGCTTGCGCTCTAAAATTTCCCCCGAAAAGTCTTGACTCAACATCACTTCTATCCGCAAAGTAAGGAAGCATAACCCTAAGTCTATTATCGTCTAAACCAGCCCAACTGGTTCCTCCAAAGAATGCCTCGCCTGGAGTTGACACATTTGACCAAAGAGCTTCATTAAGTCCAGCCCAGCCATCTCCACTAAAGTTGTCCAAACACCCACAGCTTGCGTCTACGTCCTCTGCTACAGTAATACCTATTCCATAGTTATAGCTCAACCTGACTACATCAGTCCCAAAGAGGGTGTCATCCAATGAGATCGTTATCTTATCCCCTGCAACTCTATAATCTAAAATCCCTTCCTTTAACGACGTCGGTATCTGCCAGCCCTTTGCTCCCCCCTCCTTCGTCCCTCTCGCAACAGCCTCAATAGTTCTCAGCTCACAGCTACCCTCATTAAGTACCTCAATATATCTCCCTCCCTTTCCTTGCACAGTCTCGTTCTTCCAGTTCAAATGCTCTCCTGGCGGCCTCAGATGCATTAGCTGATAATCTTCTTCCTTATACGGCTTCTCAAAAGCGCCTTCCTTCACTCTGCTCTCCCTCAAAAACCTCACTGGCTCCCGAAAGAGATCGAATATCCCTCTCTCCAGTCCCAAATATGGCCTCCTAGCGCTCTTCATTACATCCCCTATCGGCGTCAAAAATTGACGTCACGAGCCCGGCAACAGACTTCTCTCATCACACATAACCTGGAAGCCGTAGAGCTCAAGCTCAAGGTCAGTTGTATTCGCTCGGATCTTGAACCGGAAGTAGATCCCATTAGTCACTGTCGAAAGGTCCAGTCCAGACGCTACTCCATTCTTATAGAGCGTAATCTCAACCGTTCCACTTGCGCTGGTTTCAGCCAAGAGCGAGAACTGTCTGAAGGTCCTGTCGATGAAGGGAATAACTTGTTCCCCTGAGACAGAGCCCGGAATATCTCTCGTTACTACATAGTGCTCTATAGTAACATCTGCGTTCGCTGCGCTCTTGTCGCTAGTGTCCGTCTCAAGCTTGCAGACGAAGCCGCCAGCGGTGCCGCCATATGTGTAGAACCTGTTATCTGTCCCTATGAGAGAAATCCCAGTAGTTAGATCAAGAGCTCTCTCCCACGGAGGATACCACTCGTAGGTGACATAGTTGAAAATAAGCTCAGCACTCGGGAGAAGAAGGTGATACTCTCCGTTAGTGTAATCCGGAAAGGCTTGCAGGTCATCCAACGAAGCTGCTGCAATACACTCAGTGAACTCCGGATTAAAGTATCTTCCAACCGCCTCCGAGATTCTCACCGGCTTCTTCCCATCGAGATAATACACTCCGTCTGAGTCCTGCCAGATCAGCACATTAGTCGGGTCTCGCTTTTCACTGATGAAGCCCCTTTCAATAGTCAGCACGCTCTTCGGACTTGCTACCCCGAGCTGGTCTGAGATTTTCAAACTTCCAAAGGTATCTGGGCTGTAGCCTTCGAGGAGATGAATCTCCTTGCGCTTGAAAACAGCAAGCTCATTATAGAAATGAACCACAGCAAGGATCTCCTCACCATTACCAAAGGGATCAGTGTAGCCACTGTCAACTCCGGAGAAGCAGTCAAGAATCCCCAGAGCACTATACCTCAGCCTATTTGGATACTTCACATCTCCCCAGAGGAAGAGCCTTCCTTTCCACTCAATTGCTCCGCTGTAGCTTCCTAGAGCCAGCGGCTGCACCGCATACTGTACAGAGAAAATCCTACAGGTTGCCCCTAGCGCCGCATCCCAAGATACCCTATACCAATAGCCTGGCACATTATCACTCTGCCAGGTCCGCATCACAGGTGAGATTGCTGCTGCATTAAAGTGAAGCTCACCAGTTTGAGCAAAGGAACTATCTGCTCCAGTGTCTAGCGTTGTATCCGTTAGCCCTGTTGTTATCTCTGTCCAAGCATTCCCGTTCCAGTAGCCGAGACTGTCTATCTGAGCGTTGGCTGTATTTTCATATCCAGGCACTACTCCGAAGCCGAAAGCTGCAGCAGGCTCAATAGTTTTAATGTAAACAAAGTCACTTGTCGTAGCCAGAGCCAAGTCCGCATACTGCGCTGTGCTCTCGTTTCCTACATGACCTCTTCTGTCTTCATACTTCCCTACGCTCTGATCAAAGAAAAGGCAATTTGCTTCAAACAGCCAGCTTCCATCCCACTTATTAGTCATTAAGCTCGCTGGCATTACTACATTGACTTGATTAATCGTAACCGCAGTACCTCCACCAGTCACTGCAGCAGAGAAACTTAGCTCATACCAGTAACCCTGGATACTAGCAATTATCCGCATAGTATCTAAGGCACTTGCTGTCCAAGAAATAGTTCCATCCTGAGCCAGCGTCTTTCCCCCTACCGCTGTCCCATCACTTGCATCACTAACAGCTGCCCAAGCTCCGCTTCGCCAAGCTTTGACAGTAACTGTAACAGTCTGGTCGCTTACGTTAGTTAGATTAAGAATAACTCCAGTTAACTTCTCCCTTCCACAGACATAAATCTTATCCGTAGCTGCTGTTCCAAGAGTGACAACCGAGGTGCTTTCTCCATCTATTGCTTCATCAGTATAGTCTACATACGCTGTTTCGCTCGCATCATAGACTACGACTCCTATTGGCTGCGGTGTCAACCCTCCCCAGACCACAGGTCTACCAGAACCATCAGCATATAGAAAGCACTCATCTATCATAGTAGAGAAGCCTGGACTAGTCCCTACTGTCACACCTAGATCAGTTCCAAACGTCGTCCCTGCTGTCGGAGGATCAGTAGTCGAGTACAGCAACTTACTATTCGCCTGAGCTATTAGATGATAATCTCCGCTGAAGGGATTCGTATACTGATGCAGACTCTTAATCTCTGCTCCACTCTCCGCCGCTGTTGTATTATGCAGCTCACAGCCCTTCCTGGGCTTCCAGCCACCTCTCGGAGAGAGCTTCCGCATATTCCTCCCATCGGAGATTGCTCCAAAGGGAAGCAACAACGGAGGAGTCAATCCGTCATACTTACCAGTGAAAAGCTCAGGCAAAGGCACTACAGTCATTAGAGTATCTCCGTCACTCTGACATGCTCATTTGCAGAAGTTGACTTGCTCAGCCAGCTCTCGAGGTCCTTCCTCGCTTGGCCATAGAGAGAACTCAGGAAGCTAAAAACCTTCTCATCGATAGTGCTTCCGGGCTTGGAGAGAGCGACAAGAGCTGCCTCATAGACGAGCAGGTGATGAGCCTCTTCTGGCAATCTCGAGATTGTTCCGTAGACACTATCGGTGCTGAAAGTCCCTGAGACTGTCGCTGTCCTCGTACTCGCGACAAAGTCAGTGATCTCTGCTATCGTCCCTATTCCAGTCCCAGAGACTATCTCCACATCAACATCATTATAATAGTCATCTATCATTACCGGAGCTACTGCCGCTGCAAACACAAGCGCGTTAGCGGTACTTCCTGTGTCTCCTGTCCCAGTGAGCAAGTCCGGAATCCGCTCTTGATACCATAGCGTGCAGGGCTCAGTGTAGCTGTCCTGATTCACTACCAGCTTCCCGGCTTGAAAGTAAGCCTCCAGCGGATTAAACGAAGTCAGCCCTACCTGCCTCCCTACCTTCCTCTCCCTCACCGTCCCCCTAATCACAATCGGATTTCCGGAGCTCGTTTCCTCCAGCGCCACTGGCTTTGCACACCTAGCTGGCAGCGTAATCACACCCGCTACTGGCGTTACTGCCACACTCTGCACCAGCCAATCACCCGCTGCCTCCATAGTCCAGAGCGCAATCCTCCTCTGAGCCATATTCAGCCGCCGGAGCAGATTCAAGTCGCTCCAGTGCGCTGCACTAGCTTCTCCGACAAAGTCCCTCAGTATCGTCACCATCTCGGAGGTGTTCACTTTTACTCTCCCCCGTTGTCATTCAGCCCTCGAACGAGCTTCTTAGGCATGAGGCTGACAAGCTCTTGCCTTCTCTCCTCCGCTGACAGCATTAGCTCTTTCAGCTGCAGACTCTCTGCTGTCTTTATCGCCAGCCTCTGCTGCGCTCCCCTCATCACATTCTTCACTTTCCCATACTCTCCTATGAACTGCTTCATCTCCGGAGAAATCTTATACCCCTCTACCTCTCTACCCTTCGGCATGGAGAACCTCCCATTTCTGAGGAACCTGAATCTGCAGGACTCCTCGGGCAAAGTTAAAGCTTTCGAAGGTAATACTCTCGATCTTGTTCCGGAAGTCTCGAGCTTTCCTTCTTCTCTCTTGCCTATCAGCCTCGTCAAAGTAATCCGCTATCTGCTTCGCAGAATACTTCCTCATATCAAAGCGCTGGAGAGAGATAAGAACATCCGCTCCTAGCTCCCGATAACTTCTCCCCGCCGTCTGCACTGTCATCACATGCAGCGGAGGACTATCCTTAGCATCGTCTCTCCACTTCCAGATTTCCCACTTGCTACTGGCCCAGTCCCAGACCACAAACAGGTTCGGATCGAGCGCTTTAAGCTGCTTATCAAACCCTTTATCCGGCTTCATCACAACATCGTCCAGGCTCTTATGCTCCCCCATCCTGGGAGCTTCTCCTGCCTTCCCTCTCGGCATACCTTTCTCACACAACAGTGACATTTTTCATTCCCCTCGTGGCGTCAAAAATTGACGCCGATAGTTGGTTATTTTTTCAAATACTTGTTAAAAATCTCTCGAAGTCCGGGATGGACTATCTCACCGCTCATAAGCTCCTCGGTGTAACCTGGGAGTAGACGATCGATTCGTCTTTCGTAGTCGCTGCTTGAGATTAACGCTCGGACGTCTTTTTTAGTAGTAACCTCTGGTAGGATAAAGGCTTTGAACTGCTCGGCGAGAATCTCATTCGGTTGTGCCGAGTGAGCCTCGATGACCTTCTCCGGAGTTCCCTTTCGCCGTAGGCTCTCATTCACTGCCTGCAAACGAGGGACCCTTTTGATCCGCTCGTCAATTGACATACCAGCTGTGATAGCTAAAGCTTCTAAGCGATCAGCTGGACTCAGGTTCTCATACATGAAACTATGCCCAAGCTCGTGAGCAGAAGTAATCCCGGGAGATATCTTCGGATTTACTGTGATAATGTTCTGTCTAGGAAGAAAATAACCAAGCTCATCAGGGCGAAGATCTCTCTCTTTCCAACTATAAAGAGATCCAGGGCTTCTCGAGAGAGCCTCATTAGATGCTATGATGATGTCTTTTGCTGTAGTAGAAATTGGTGCTCCCTTTATCGAAGGAAGAACCTCCTCGTTGAAGAGATAGCTAGGTCTATCAGTTCCAAAGCGACCAGAGGTTAGAGCTTCGAGATCTCTTAGTTTGTCTACATCCTCAATAGTCTTCACGTCTCGATAGCCCTTGAGAAGCTCGTGCCAAGCTCGGTCAGCGGTTTTTCCCTGGAACTCGTCAACGGAGAACTCTCCAAGACGATAAGGTAAACCAGGGTCTTTCGGGTTTTGAAGGTTTTTAATAAGCCTCCCTCTAGGACCAGCGAGAGACTCACCGAAGGAAACAGTTCCTGGAGCGAGAAGCTCATCCGAGCTACCTGTCAGGCTCTGCCAGAAGTTAGCTATATCTGCTCGCTCGAAGGAGGTTGTAGCGGCTTCTTTTGCTAGCTTCTTCGGAACTCCTTTTACTGCTGTTTTTATAGCTCCTTCTAGAACACCACCAAAGACAGGAAGCATAGAGAGCCCAGCGAGAGTTCTCTCAAAGCCTCCGAGCTTGTCGCCAGAGAACGTAGCCTCTCCTGTTATCATTTGCTTCCCAGCTTCATAGTCACTGCCTCCAGGAGAGAAATCCAGCACCATCTGCTTCTTCTCTGCTCCTGTCATCTTCCTTGAGACTGCTGGCCAGATAGCCTCTAGATTCGCCTCCACTCCCGGATCAAGCCTTCCGCTTCTGATCTCGCTATACATCTCTTTGTTTTGAAAATCAGCCTGCTCCTGATACAGTTCTCTCAGCAGGTTCTCTTCCTCTCTACTCTGCTTATCCCTCTCTCCCCTCCAATCCTGATACTCCATCTCAGTCTCTTCGGAGAAGCGCCTTAGCCTGCCCATCAGCTCATCTGCACTTGTACTCTTAAAGGCCATTCTCTCCTCCTCTCTCCCCAAACTCTCGAGGAAGGAAGCCCTTTTGGGCTCCCAACCTCCAGACCTAGGAGACGTCCGGGTTCGTAGCCAGCATGTTGAAAAGTTTCGAAGACGCCGTGTTGACCTGGTTCACAGACATGTTGATACCGCCGCAGAGAACGTATGCTTCGTACGCTAGCGCAACAATATCTGTGCAGCCAGCAAAGCTACAGTTATTGTCAAAGTACAACTTCGCATTCCCCAGGCCAGCTCCATTAATAGCGTAAGTAAGTGCTGTTCCTATGTTGACAAATTGACAGTTCAGGAAGAAAGCCACTCCTGCTCCCATGCCAGCAAGCGTCTCTAGGAAGAATACCTGAGCATTATCGGCATTCATCACAAAGAGACAGTCCTTGAAAATAGCTCGACAGCTTCTATCCGCTGCCCCATTGAGCTTCACCATAGCGCCGTCGGTCCAAGCTATCGTATCTAGGCCGAAGAAACACGAGTCAAAAAGGACCTCGTTACACTCGACATCTACGAGCCTAAACGTTGACTCATCAGCCGCAGTCGCCGCTGTTGGCCCACCGAAGTGATTCGCCCGGAAAGTATTCCTCTCTCCGCTCACCGTCAGCAGATTCAGCGTAGTAGCCCCTGATCCATACATCCAGTAGATGTTCTGCATCAGATTCCCGTAGCCGCTGACAGTAATCAGAGGACTCACCGCTGCGCTATGTCCGATCCGGCTCCGCTGGTTCATGAAAGAATCAGGATAGAGCCCGATCAGATGGGTCATATTCTTAGCCCAAGTCAACGCTGCAGCCTGACTGTGACTCTCAGGTGTAAAGAACACCACGTCGTTCCTCCCACTGACGCAGTTGTCATACCCCTGGAGAATCGTACTCGCCAGCTGGCCTCCGTCAACATGATCCAAGAGCCACTTGGCCGCCTCAGAGGTTACGTCGTTATAAACGTAGGTAATGTCCCCCGCACCTACTAGGCCACCACCGAGTAGCTTACTGACTTCAATCCCAGCTCGCTTGTCTATGTTCCTGTTCTTAATCATCCTTCTCTCCGTCATAGTTATCCCCCTAGGGGCTCTCACCCCTAGGGATACTAGTTAATTGTTATCAGGTAGCCGTGTAGGCCAGATCGCAGTAAACGCCGTGGCTATTCCTTCTCGTGGCTCCCATCTCCGCATAGCGGAACAAGGTAGCCCCATAGGCATCGTAGCCATCCACCCGAGCCAGGATCGCTCCATCCTTCTGCATCCACTCCCAGTCGCTCATGGTGTAGATCTTAAGGTCCTTCATCGTCAGGAAGTACATCTCGCCATCAATAGCGTCGTCGTCAGTCGTGAGCGGAATGCCGTTGAACTCCAGCGCGGTGAAGCCCTTATCGAGCTTCATCTCGTTCACGCTCCGTCGATCCGCCTGGCACAGTTCCAGATACTCCCGTCGCAGGGCCGCAGTCGTCAGGATCATATCAGGCCCGTAGTTCTTACCAGCCTTCTGCTCGATCTTGTCAAAGATCCTCTGCATCTCGATCAGATCCAGGTTCCTCTGGCCAGCATACCGAGCAGTCGGATGAGCAAACACACTCGCCTTCCACCAGGGATAAGTCGCAACAGCGAGACCCTGGAAGGGATCGTTGACTTTAGCTCCCGTATTGGTCCCATCAAAGTAGGCGATTTCATCAAGATCCTGATCGGTTACTATCCCTCTGAGCCCCATGCACTCGAGTCGACCATAACCAGCTGCGGTCGCATCGGTTTCACTCCGCAGACTCCCCGGCCTTACGTAGAACGTTCCGGCCGCTTCGGTGACACTCGGATCAGTCACAGTAATCGTATCATACTCGGTGCCCTCTGTAATCGCACTGACAACGATATCAGTCGCGTCCACAGTTGGACCAAAGCCGCTACTGTAAGCCCCTAGCACAACCGGAACCGCACTCGCGTTCTCCGACAAATACTTCGCTCCGAAAGTACTCCCGAAGCCGTTGCCACCAGCGCTATTGCTCGTGTACTTCTTCTGGATCGTATAGCTGGTTCCACTCCCAGTCGTCCGCCACCGAGCCAGCACACCGTAGCCACATCCCCAGTACTGCCGGTTCATCTCCCGAGAGACATCCTTCACCAGGCCTGTGATTTCATTCTCCAGGCTCCTCGCATACGCTCCTCTCTCATCCCTCGTCGCAGCGATCGTCGGGCCAGACACCAGGATACTCCCATAGTGATACTTCATCCCGACAGTCGCTTGTTTGTACTTCTGGTATCCCGCCGTCGGCAGAGCTCCACCGTCAGCCCTCGAGCCGGTCCCACTATTCCTCCCATAGTGACACTCGATCTTGGCCTCTTTCCCAGAGACATCTTCCGTGTTGACCTCGATAAAGGCAGACAGAATGTTCTCATCCTTAATCTGCTCCTGAATCGCCGGCAGGTAGATCGTCTTGAGCAATTCAGTGATATTGCTCAGAGTCGCTCCAGTAGTTCCGTCCCAAGTCATTGCTTTCTATGCCTCCTCTTTGGCAAGTCGGCTCAGCTTAAAGAAATTAGCCACAGCCTCTTTAGTTGTTATCGCATTAGGATCCTTGACTCTCGCCCCCGGTAGTTGAACCTTCCGTCCTCCAAGAACAATTCCGGCTATGTCTCCAGGAGCTAGCTCCCTAACCTTGTTCCTCTCAGCCAGCTTCACTGGATCTACGCCGTACTTCTTCAGCACAGCAGCTTCGTTCTCCGCTACACTTTTCGTTTTCCCTCCGAGGTAGTCCTCAATATGCTTAGGAAGCGAACGGCTCTTATCCCTCATCGCCTGCCTAAGCACCACAGGAACATCCTCTGGAGTGAGATCCTTGTAGTCTCTCAGAAGCTTGTGCGTCAGATTCTCCTGAAGCAGAACATCCCTGTCCTGCTCCAGCTCTTGGATTTTCCTCACCAAGGGCTCCGCTTTCTTATCAAAGAGGCCACTCAGCGCCTCTATGCTCATCATGTCCATCTTCTCCCTCTGCCGGTCAATAGGGCTCTTGTCCTTCTTCTGAAAGAAAGCCGAGTACTTATCCTCGAGGCTCTCTTCTTTCTGACCGCCCTTCTCCGGCACTCGAAAATTCCCCTCTGCGTCAAAGAACCCACCAGCCTGTAGTTGGCCAACTAACTCCAGCGCTCCCTCCGCCTGAGTCACATAATCCTCCGGAGTAACCCCATAGCGCTCCACTGTATTCAGCAGCGCACTCAGCTTTTGCTGAACAGCTTTACCAGCTTCTTGACCCTCGAGGAGCTTCGCCACATCTGGAGCCGTAAAAACCTTAGTTTCTTCGCCAACTTGGATTTCGATCTTGGCCTCATTACTTTCCTCAGCCATTCTTGGTCTCCTTTTCTTCTTTTGCCACCTGTTTAACTCTAAGCCTGTCAAAGCCGCCTCTCAGCCGGGCATAGTCCAGCAACCTTGGCAGGCCAATATCAAATCTCGACTTCACAAAAGGCATAGCCAGGGCCTTCTGCACATCAAGAGCTTCATTCTGCAGCTGCCCCCTCTGTCCCTTAGCCACATTCCTCAGCTCTTCCCAGGCCTTCTCGATCTTCTCAAGTCCCTCGAGAATCCCGTTGACCTTTTCAGCCAGCTTCAAATCAGCCACCTACTCCACCGCCTTTCATAGCCATAGCCTCTTGCATCATTCGTTCTCTAGCCTGATCCAAGAAGCTCTGGTGCATTAGCAGATGAGTCATGAACCTCTGTTCTATCAGCTGAAAGCTCCCAGGATCCTGCTCTTTTAGCCTCTGATATTCCATCCCTTTTCTAAACCTATTATGCTCAATAACATGGAGTCCATGATTGTCATAGTCGTTAATAGGAACCACACTCTTCAATTCCAAATTAACCAGCAGCGGATTCTCCCACCTTGCCACCGTCTCATCCATCCGATCGTCGCTGTAGATATCCTTCACCACAGCATCTTCCAGCATATTCATCACTTGCCGTCTGACCTCAGGATCAGTCTGATCGCCATAGAGCCCACTCTCAAACCTGCCCATGATCTGTTCTTGCTTAGCCGCTCGGCTCTCTGGCATCGAGCTCTGCTTCTTCACCATCACATCGCTACACTCGCGAAGCTGACTCCCCTTGAAGGCAAAGACCTCAATCTCACCTTCTTTTCCTACCAGCTGGAGAATCCTCTCTCCCTTGTAGCCCTCTTTAATCCTTCTTAGTACTCTCCTCATGAACCTTTCTAGGCTCTCTTCAAACAGCAGATGGCTCGGGATTCTCCCTTGGGCATCCTGCTCCAAGAGCAACCCCACCATCTCTCCACTTCTAATATCGCTCTTATTCGTCCCTCTCGTAACCTCATGCCTTGAGAAGTTATCCTGAAAGCTCGCTTGGTTTATCTCCAGACTCATCCCTACTGTCGGAGGTAAGCCCTTCAGGCTCAGATGCTCCGGCTTATGCCCCATCACAGGGTTATAGCTGATAACCTCTCCATGAGTATCATCCGGGCTCACTTCCATCTTAGCCGCCTTCGGCGTGAGCCACTTCCCTTTTGCCATCAGTCTATTGAACTCTTCTATACTCGAGACATTTCTATTCCAGCTCTTCTGAGTCGGAATACTTTGCTCCATTGTCGCCTTGCCCCAGAAGATCCCCGGTATCTCAACGTCCTTGAAATGCTCCAGAGCAAAATCATCAAAGGGCCACTCTTTCTCCTCAAGAATAACTCCATTAGCCGCGACAACGTAGAGCCCCTTAGGATACTTCCTACTCGGCCTAATTTTCAACCTTGTCTCAAGCGCCCCTTGCATCTTTGCCTTCGCCCTGCTCCCTCCAGCCAGCAGATCCTCTATCGACAAGCCTGTCTGAGCCAGACTCTCTTCCTTTACCCTCAGTCCTCTTTCCCCATAATTCTCTTCAAACCACCCCAGTCCTCTCCTCTTCACCTGTATCACCCAGGGGCTCTCACTCAACTCGCTTATCCCCATAGCCTCATAAGGAATCAGCACCTCAAAAGGACTCCAGACATCCCCTTGGACGTCTCCCTCATAGAGCACCTTTCCGCTCTCTTCATCGAACGTCTCTGGCCCTGAGTGCTCGTCCCATCGGTCTCCCAGAAAAGCATTCCCTGTCGTATACAGCCAAGTTGCCAACCTCCTCACTTTCCCCTTCATCCCGGCCGAGCGCCACCAGGCTCTCAGAGCCTTATCTCCCACCCTGGCTGCCTTTATATCATCCTGATCCGTAGTCGCAGGCACTACACTAACCTGTGGATCATTCTTCACTAGATCCGAAATCTGCCTCATCACATTCGGCTGTATCTTATTATCCGTCGTCCTTATCTTTCCCTTTACTCTCTCTACCTCAAACAGCCGTTGGCTATTCCCCTCGAAGAACGTATACTGTTGCCCAGCAAAGAACGCTATACTCACCGTCCAGATCCCCTCGAACGGCTTCCTCGCATCAAAGCCTTCCGTCCTGAGCTCCTGCACCATAGCCCAGAGAGCCTTCTCCCTCTGCTCCTCCGTCCCTTTCCCCTTCGCCAGCAGATAATCCGCCGCTTTACTCGTCATCCCTTATCCTCCGAGGAGCGCCAGACTACACTCCCAATGTTATCTTCATCGCTTTCAGGACCTTCGGTCCGAGCTGTCACAATTAAGCTCTCCTCTTCTCTCCCCCACTCTCTATAACTCTCCCAGCTCCTGCTCATGAGACGATCTAGGAGGTCCCGGTTTAGCCTTCTCAGCGCTTCGTTCTCTTCCTTCAGCACCTGCACAGCTAGGCTCTCCCCTTCTTCGAGCCTTTCTTTGAGTCCCTTTAGCGCTTCTTCTACTCTACTCCGGAACCCCATAGGTCATCCCTTTCGTTTTTAGGTCGCGTCAATTTTTGACGCCATTAGTTGCCGGCCCTCTAACTCTAGGCCTTGTAGTTAAAGAGCCTGTCCGCGATCATCATAGCGATGTCGTCCCACTCCACCTTGGGATCATTGATCGCATTGAAGAGAATTGGTCGAAGAAGCGGATAGAGCTGCTCCAGCAGAGCCAGTGCCGCTTTGCTCTTCATAGCCATGTTGAGAAGATTCATCAGCATCGGAGGCATCCTTTTACTCTCTTTCTACTTTCCAAGCTGTTGTTGAAGCAAAAGTGAATAAGTAAACACGTTTAGCCCAAGAGTTGCAACCTGTTTCTCTCCAAGGGCGACCCAGAAATTATAATTCCCGTGCTGATCAAGAACAACCTGACAGCCAGCACTGTCTTCGTCGAGCCTTCCGCTTCCCTTATGCCCATTGATCCCAAAGTGACCAGCAACAATCAACTGATTCGGACCCATATCAAGGATAGTGTCCTTGTTGTTGTCTCTCCAGCCTCTGACCATTCCTACTTGCACAAAAGCCCGATACTTCCCCCTGTGCATCCCAAGAGCCCAGAGGCCTCTATACTGCCCCGGACAGATAATAAAAGTCCCCTGCGGACTCCCACCTCGCTGGAGCCAAACCGCACTCGGATCAGTCGTCCCCTGCCAGACATGGTAGTTAGTCCCACCAGCATCGTTCGTATAAAAGGCTCCAATCCAATCGTCCCAATCGCCAGCCTTGAGAACATCGCTCCTTACTCCGAAGAAATTCATATCATAGGGCTTGTCGAAGATCTTGTAGCCCAGCTCTGTCATCCCGCTATAAACCTGATCAAACCTAGGAGCGTTCATGGTCTTCTCCTCCTGCGAGCCTAATCTCACAGGCATTTAGTCGTCTAAAAATCTCTTTCCGATCTTCTCTATCCTCTTGCAATGTTCTTTCTATCTGCTGAAACCCTACAGCTATAGTTTTCTCTATCATAGCTAGTGTTCCAGCAGTCGTTTTACTCTTTTCCTTCTCGAGTGCCTGGCAACCATCTCTCTTCTCAATACAATTCTTCTCCGAGATCTTATTCCAGCCACCAACCTTCTCCCCTACAATAAACCCTATCAGGCCGATCAAAGCTCCCAGAAGCCACTGTTCTAGCCCAGTGAAGTTCATTTCACTCTCTTCTTGAGAAGGAAGATAACTTTTACGTTTGCCGGAGTTCCAAAAGTCTGCTCTGTCAGTACAATCACAGGTCTAATAGGCCACTCCCCACTTAGATACAGCATATGCAGATCTGTTGCAGCAGCCGCCTTACAGTAGAACAAATCTGGCCCGTCTGTAGCACCCTGTCGTATTCTCAGTATGTCATTCGCTGCGCTAGGTATAAACTGTATGCTCTCACAGTAAATCCCCTGCTCAGCATACCTCTCTAACGCAGTTGCTAAGAGCCAATCAGCTCCGGAAGCAGTATAGCCTAGTTGTATAACTCTTCCATCCCCCGAGACTGTCGTGTCTGCCGTATTAGCCATTCTCTCTTTTCCTCCCTATTCTACAAAGCCTTCACATAGTTAATAACTTTTCCACTTGAGCTAATCTCTGTCAGCAAGATCGGATCAAGCGTCTGACTTGTTAGAAGAATCTTAACCAAAGCCCCCTCAGCCGTCAGTGTTGGAAGTGTAAAAACATTTGAGACCCAGGAACAGCTGGTGCTGTTTTTCCAAGCAGTCTCGTCTGTGTCCTTCCAGCTAGCAATAATCATACCTTGATCTCTTTCAACTTCGCCAACGCAACCTCAACAACCGTCAATCTCTCCTCCACCGTAGGCTTTACTTCCTTCGGCGGTGGTTCCATTGCGACTATCCTTCCGTCAAGAATCCCCTGGCTCTCTGGATCAAACTTCACTCGACCGTCGAGAATCAGGGCTCTACGTTCAACGCTCTTAGCTAAGATCCCCTCTATCGCCTCAGGTCCGGTCGAGCCATCTGCCGGGAGAGAGTCTTCAAAGGAGAAGTATCCGCCATCTAGCTGGCCAGTATTCACATTATAGATAATTACCGTCTTTAGCATCACATTCCCCTCGGCAGATACCAGCCGTTTTGTATAACAATCACAGTCGAATCTGAGGCGCTTGTCATTTTGACTTCACCAACGCCACTAACTACCTGAACGGCGTGACTATTGACGTTTTGACCAGCAGCCGTGGCTGATCCGACCACCTGCCCAGTTGTTGCGGCGCTGCCGTTTGGCCGATAAGCCGTAGACCCGCCGGACGCGGTGACAAAATTCGAAACGAAGCTGGCGTTCACCTGCTCAGCGAACGAAGGTAAGTTGAAGGTTACGTCGAGAAACGTCTGGTCCACGTCGGTAGGACCGTAGACGCTATTATATTTATCTTCCGCAACATAATCTCCGCCGTCATGCCAGAATCGCTCGATTGCATTAGCCGCATCTACTCGGACGGCGAAGATGCAGCGATCCAGCGAATTGTAATAGCCTTTTTTAGTCTCATCCCAGGTTGGAGCGGTAGTAGACCAGATAAACTCTACCGCCGTTAGCAGAGCTACTCCCGCTGTTACAATCGCAGAATCATCCAGGTAAAGATACCAAAAATCTTCGACTCCGGCCGCTGTCGTCAACTGCTTAGTTAAGATCGAATTCCAGTAAACCCATTGCGTCGAAGTCCCAATATGCAAATACTTCCCACCACCAATATAAACCTCATCTGCGTCTTTCCAGACAAACTTCGACCTATTAAACTCATCGGTTCCACTGCTTGCTGGAATCGCGTCAATTGCCTCACGAACCGCCTGATCAGTCGGAATACTCGTATCTACTCCTGGATCACCCACAGTCGTTACCACGGCTAGGCCGTCTTTAAGCATCCCAGTGTTTGCCCCGTTCCACTGAGGAATACTCCCATCAGTATTTGTTGTCGGGCTACCGGTATTCCCCACTACCTTAACCAGAAGCCATCTTTTCGTTCCAGCATTACTATCGGGGCTTATCACATCTGGGCTACTTTCTGCTGCCCCACTACTCCCGCTCAGCTGAAACAAATAAGCCGCCGTCGTCGTCACTACCAGCGCCCGATCTCCATCAACCAGCCCGGCTCCATCAATCGCATCAAGAGCCCCGGCTGCTCCACCTGTTAGCCCTATTGCTGGATAGAAATTAACCGCCATTAGCTTTCCTTCTTCCCACCACTATCCGCGTCAAAAATTGACGCCATTAGTGGAAAACAATTTCATTCTCAAAAGAGAGCCCGTTCCGCTCAGAAGCCTGCTTCACCAAGGTAGCGAGACAAAGCTCTTCCAGTGTAGGTGGCCGCCATGAGGGATCTGGTTGGGGGTTAGGAGCCAGATCAATTACCGGTCCTCGATTAGGGGCAGCCTTCTCCACTAGGGCTTCTGAGGGAACGAGCTCTGCAATTTGGAGAGCAATTCCCCAGGCGATGACCTCATCGTCGTGAGTGCCAGGTTTGGCCTCGGCTTTGCCGAGTTTGCTTCTCACGAAGGTCGTCAGCTCCCGGCAGCATCTCGGATCGAGCCAACCTTCACCCTGAAGGAGCCAATCACGAACACCGGCAATGAGCATGTTCCGACTGCTGTTGTTCGTATTCCAGCCCTTGCGATGAGAAATACTCCCAGTCGTCACATCATACTGAGGCATCATGAAGAGATTCTCCACTCCTGCCTCAGCACAGAAATCAAACGTAGCCAAGCCAGGCCCATTCGTCTCTATTCCGATCCAAGGCGGTTCGAAAGAGAGACCAGTGAGCCAGTTGCTAATAGCCCTCACTACCTTCGCCAGTTGTACCTCGTCAATATGAGAGAAATAACTTGCGAAGCAGCTTTTGAGTTTTCTCGAGTAGACCTTAACAATCGAGTAATCGCCCGTTTCCTTCCCTTCCGCAACATCCACACCAAGGGTGTAGCTATCTCCAGGAATAGGATCGAACCACTGGCAGACAATAGCCTCCAGATCGCGAGGATTGACAGTCGCTCGCAGGCTAGCATCCCCAAGAGAGACCTCAAAGTAGCCTTTCGCCGGGTGCTCGCTTTTGAGAAGTCTTCCAACACGCTTACCGTCCTTTCCAGAGAAGACCGGATTACCAGCTCCGATGTAGTCTATGTCGATTTCTTGGGCGACTTCGAGAGGAGAACGCCGCTGGCACTCTCTGTCGTACCAAGGACTCCTCAGCTTGACTCCCTCGACCTCGTCCTGAGGCCATTCGCAGTAAAGTCCCTCGCTCTTCTTCGGATGTAGCCACCAATCGAGGCGAGTCTTTTTAGTCTTTCCGTCAGTGACTAGATTGTAAAACTGCCCGTTAGCTCCATTAGCCGTAGATACCGGTATCCGGCAAGGCGTAGCATCACCGGCGGCTGTCCAGGCGCTCTGGTCGGTGCTCTCCCACTTGGCAAATTCATCAAAGAGAGCAGCCAGATATCTCCCACCGGTGGAGAAGTTCGGGTTGTTACTTTCGCCAGTGAGACTCGCACCTGTTTCTGGGTTTACTATCCTTAGATAATTATCATGCTTCTTACTATCAAAACCCTTCGGCCAAAGCCAGGAGGGTAACTTATAGTGAGCGTAGCGAATCTTCTGGAAGAGAGTTCGCATGTTGCCCTTCTCGTCAACATAGTCTTCCTTCCTGGAGCCCAGAAGAAAGTCCGACCCACCGTCGGGATTCAGCCACATCCAATGAAAAACGAGAAGAACTAGCCAACTCATACCCATATCACGACTCTTCTCAATAGCGAGATCCTCTCCGCGAGTGATATGGTCTATGATCTGGAGAGCAACTTGGTCCTGAAAGGGATAAGTACAGAAGGGCTGATTATGCCTCGGTCTCGTTCGAACATCAAGAGTGTAGTAAAATGCATTCAGGGCAAAGATAAAGTCCTTAAAGAAAAGTGCCCTCACCATAGCTCGATAATCTTTATCCACCTGGACTCGCCTGAGAATAGCTACTCGCCAAGCTATGTTCTCTTCGTAGCCCTTAGGATAGAGAGTTAATTGAGCTAAGGCTGTCATCTACCCTCGATCGTTTGAGCAGCTAGCTTGAAAACTTCTTCTCTCAGCTGCTCTTCTGTCATCTGGTTTATCTGAGTGTTGTTCTGGACTACCACAGACGGCCCTCCGTCCTTCTTCTCGTAGCCCGTCCGGCTCAAGATGTCAAAAGCAGCAGTTTGGCGGATTTTTCTCAGCCTAGGATCATCCTCTACTTCCATGCTCAGATCATCCTCTAGCGCCACCAGCGCCAACGGAATCATCCCATTGAGCTGATTCCTCACATCCGCACAGGCGTCTTCGCTCATAGCCCGGAGTCGTTCAACTTCGAGCTTGAACATCGGACTTTGCGTTATGATCGAGATCTGCGCTGCGCTCATATTAAACGCCAAAGCTAACTGCCCTGGCCTTGCTCCTCCCATGACCATCATCCGGGCCATACTCTTGTGATGCTCTCTGAGCTGCATAGCTTTCTTCTCAGCTCCCTGATAGTCCAAACTCTTTCCTTCTCTGAATCTACCCATAGGTCTTCCTCCTGGGGCTAGTATAGCACCCTTTCGCCCCCATGTCAACCTTTTAACCCCCGGGTTCTTCACTCTCTCAAAGAGCCTACTGTCCTCAACCAAGAGCATTATCGCCAGTATCAGGGTAACTCAAAAAATTCATAGGTAATTTTCTGGGCTTTTCCCACCCCCCGAACTCACCCAACCCCCCAGCCATGGTCGAAATTTCGTGTAGACATTCGTTTGTCCATACGCTCGGGCGGATAGACGCGAGGCCGTTTAAACATTGGCTCGGACAAGCAGTGTCAAAACATTGACGCTTTTCAAAATTTTGACCCCATGTTTTGACGCTCTGGCCGGTTTCAGCCCGAGGCATTTCGGAAAAACCCAATGATTTCAACACGTTACGTTTTGGCATGGGGTATGCAATACATATGACTGACCGAAACGCAAACCCAAACAGAAAAGGATACAACCACAGCCAATTTCAATGACCAGTCCGGCAAACTGGAAAACAGGTGGCAACGGTATATCGCCCGGTAATGCTCCGAGCCCGTTACACCAGGATATATCCCGAAGGGAATACCTTCCCTTCCTGGTCCGCGAGAATACTCGCCGGTGGCCATACCGAGGTGAACTACCTAATTGGCCGGTATAACGTGGGGCTCGGGATTGGCGTTCCCGCCCGAGACATATCGTTATTCCAGAAGTTTCCCTCTTTTCTTTAATCCCGTCTGGGGTTATGGGAAAGTCAATTCATGGTTTCGTTAAGCGGGCGAGATTGGAAGGCCCAGAATGAACGTCCAAGAACTTCTTAACGACATAAACGAGCTGTTGAAGGACGGAGATATAACTCCGGAAACAGTTGTAGAATCCCATGTTGTCGAATTTAACGATAACAACGAGCTGGAGGCCTATAGCGACACAGCAAATAGCCTGATCGTAACCAGCATAGATAGCGTCTCCTTCCTTTTAATTTCCACCGCAGGTTAATTACCCTCAACAGCCCGCTTAACCGAGCCATGAATTGACCGACCTCCCAACGTCAAAATTTGACGCCGGTAGTTTTATTTACCAATTGTCAGATTTTGAACAATTTACCCCTCGCGAGGGAAAAGAAAAGAAAGAGAGAACGAGTATGGCAGACGAGAAGATTAAAAAGGTTGAACCCGTGCATTTCTCGACGTTCGAGTATAAGCCCGACGACGGCAGGGAGTTTGTCACCACCAACATGAGGCCGCATACGGGAGCCAATATCGTGGCGGACGTGCCTGTGCCAGTGGCGAGAGACTTGGCCGACGCCCTGCAGATGTATGGCGTAGACGAGAAAGGGTTCTTTGAAAAAGTCGCCCGCATGATGAGCGTGAATATCCCCACGCCGCTTGGTTTTTACCTGCCCGGGGATACCGGCGAGGACGGCCAAAAGATTACCGGAAGTTACGTAAAGGACAAGACCACCGGGGCGGTAACTTATGTGGCCGACAAAGACGGGAACGGACCGCACCCTGACCTTTACACGCTCAAAGACGGTGGCAAGGGCCTGGTGGAAGCGGCCTATACGCTCTCCATGGCCAAAACCGAGAAGGCCGCCAGCTCCGGCGTGAAGGCCAAGGCCGCCAAGGCCGATGCTATGGAAGGCGCGATCAAGGCGGCAGGGTTTGGTAGTCTCGAAGAAATGCTTGCCTGGGCCAAGAAGAACAACCCGCAGGATTAGTTTATAACCCACCTGCCGGCGTCAAAAATTGACGGCACCTGGGCGGGATTAAAAAAGAGAGGGAGAAAGTATAAGAGATGAAAGCCTCCACACTATCAAATTCAAAAAAGGGGCTGGGGCAGGCCACTGTTTGGCCTTTGCCCTGGCTTGAGGAGGAAGGAATGAAAGAGCGAAAGTTGTGCTTTTCCCTGTGGGCGAAACCCATTCACATGTTCACGTTCACAAATGCACAATGCTCTACTGCTCTCCTCCTCTCCTAACGGCTGGCCTGTTAGAGCCCAGGGTATTTTGCGTTTGTGTTTGGGTTTTTGATTCAGTGGTGGTTTTTCTTTCAGTGTGGTTTTTTCAGTGTGGTTTTTTCAGTGTGATGATTTTTTAATGTTGTTTTTTAGTTTAAAAAATTTTTTTTATAAAGAAAAACAAATCAAACTAAAACAAATCAACTGAAAAATTCACACTAACAAAACAACCCAGTCACCGAGAACCAGTCAACCAGTCAACTTCAAACTCCCAACCAAAACCCAAAATCAACACAAAATACCCGGGGCTCTACCTGGCCAGCCAACAGGAGAGCGCTGGGGGAGGAGAGGAGGAGAGATGCAGAAAACGCGATTAATCCCGATTCCCAAAAGACGGCAAACGAGTCCAACCTGCAATCGTTGCGGGATTGAGCTCCAGGTGCCGCTCAAAGACGAATGCTTCGTTGACGAGATGAGCGACTTTCACCTTTGCCCTGCTTGCTACCAGCTAATAGCGGACGCCTTCGACGGGCTTGGCTGGTAGGGCCGCCAGCGGCCTGGGGAGAGAAAAAGGAGAAACAGTATGTCCAGACAGTCCAGTGATGGTCTTCTTTATTGTGACTTCTGCGGCGCGGTCGTAGACGAGTCCAGCGAGGACCCTCCGTTCTTCAACGCTCTTGCACCTGTGCCGACAATCTTTGACGCGGATAATAATTTTACTCTCTGTGAAGCCTGCTTCAATAAGATTGTGGAAGCATATCACGAGAGGTTTATACGTCTACGAAGAAAAATGGAAGACCAACTCTAACCCACCACCAATCCGCCCAGCGAGACGGAGGTGGGGCACAAGAGCCCTCTCCCTCTCCAAGCTCGCCCCTCCAGACCAGGGCAAGGACCGCAAGCGGTCTAGGCTGTTAGCCTCCTTCATAACCATAGCAAAGCTAACAGTCTGGGCCGCAGGCGTCTCCCTGCCCTCCCCTGAAGGATTGAGAGCGAGTAGACAAAAACCAACCACCAAGCCGACGTCAAAATTTGACGCCGTTAGGCGGAGCTCGCGAGCGCAAGCGGCGCAAGGGGCGCAAGCGCCCAGAAGGAAGGAGTCCAGAGTATGATAAAGAAAAAGGGTCCCTTTGAGGTAGTCTGCAAAAACTGCCGTTTTGAGTATGAAGAGCACCGTGCTGCCGATAACGCTTGTCCTATCTGGGACGGAGAGAGCGACGTAGACGAAGGAACCTTCCGCGACAGCAAGACAACGTTTGAGCCGAGAGAGGAAGAGGAGAGAGAGAGAGGAGGAAAAGCTATGACAATTCAACCAGAAAGTTTCACCCTTGACGAGCTGAAAGATAAGCTCAAAACCTTGAGCCTCCGAATGGCCCTGTTGCAGAGAGAGCTAACTGAAAGCGGACGAGAGTTTCTTCTCTTGGAGGCCGAAAAGCTCCGCCGAGAGAGGCTGGTTCTTGTCGTCACTCACGTGGGGGGAGCTGCGAGACCAAGCTGCAAGCGGCTCGCTGCCCCGGATAGCCTTGAGGAGTTCCTTTCGCGAGTAGCAGAGCTTGAGCCCCGCTCCCGGGAGAGGCTCTTGGGGGCTTTACCTTTGAATCTACAAGAGGAAGTGAGGAAGAGACTATGAGAGAAGCAGAAAAAGCCCAGCATCCTAACATCACCAGCCTCCGGGCTTCCCGCTTGAAGCTCGCAGAGGAGCTCCTTCGCAAGGATGAGACTTTGCTCGCAGTCGAGCCCCTCTTTGAGCTCCTCCGGGGGCTCCCAGTAGCGAATAACAGCTCGGTCGAGCTGAAAGCCTGGCCGAGCTTCTGGTCGGGAGATACTCCCGGTTGTCTCATTTGCCTTCGCACGAGAGACCTTCCGGTAGAAATGGCAGTCGACCTTGTTCTCGGCCCTCTTCATCGAGCCTTTGGCCTCCTCTGGAAGATGAGGGTAGACCGCTCAAGCACGGACTTTACGAGCACTTGGCAGACGAAAGACTCACGAGGGAAAAAGGTTCCCATCAGTCTCCAAGTCTACGTCTACCATAGCGAGCTGGTCACCTGCCGGCTGGTAGAGCGAGTTAAGAAAGTCAGGACAGACGAGGAGCTTGAGTATTGGAGGACAGATAGAGAGACTCTTTTCGTGTGTGAAGAGTAAGAGGAAAGGGGAGCCCCAAATGAGACGACTAACTCTCTTCGGCAAGCGAACTCGTTGCTACTGCAAGTGTGACTACCCGACCAGCTTGGACCCGTGGGGAGAAGCAAGAGAGAAGGGTGCAGAGCTGACACCGAGTTATGTCCAGCGGTGCGAGAAGTGTCACTACTATCCATGGTTCTATCCAAGAAAGGAGAAGAAAAATGCCTCCTCTTAAACCTTCCCTCCGCTGGCTGATTCGAAGCCTCTCGGAGAGCCAGTTTTACTGGAGCCTTGCACTAATCGAACGCAGAGACCTAATTAAAAGGCTCGCCTTTGGCTGGCCAGAGAGATAGAAAAAGGAGAAAGGAAACCAAGGCATGATCTACCACTTTTGGTTCTCAAGAAAACAGTTTTTTACAATAACCAAGTTAGGAGCTTACCTAACACCGGACCACAGCCACGCAGAGCATCCCTACAAATATGCCACCATTGACGGAGAACGAAAGCAGTATACCACCTGCTCTCGAACAGAGGAACACGGCTGCTCTTGGGATGATATGGTTTACCTTGGTCAGGGAGATGACAGCTCAATAGTAACGAGTCCGTTTCCCTTCAGAGAGGAGAAAAGAAACCAATGTTCTACTTTTGGTTCTGGTGGCAAGGAGTAGCAGCGCGAGCTAACATAGCTCAGCTCAATAGACTATCCGAACATATTCTCCTCGATCTCGTTCCAGTCGAAAGGCTCTGGCACTGGGAGGAGAGGCAGTGGGGGAGAGACGCGAGAAAGGAGAGTTAGAGAGATGGGCTCATATGACTCCGTCTGGTTCCGCTGTCCTGTTTGCACACAAAGACTTGAGCTGCAGTCAAAATCCGGCTCTTGTAATTTCCAAAACTACGAGCTTTGGGACGTTCCTCCGAGGATCTCGGCTGACCTAGACAGGCAAGAGATCCTCTGTAGCTGCGACGCAAAAATCGTTCTTGTTCAACTCACAGGAAAGATCATACTGCCTATGCTTACGGCTGCACCACCGAACGAGTTTGGAGATTTACAAGAAGACGAGGAGGACTAAAACCTATGCTCAAAACACCACAGGAGTTCATCGAAGAACTCAAAGAGTTTTCTGCTCTTCGCGGAAACGAAAATCAAGAGGACTTTAGCCCTCTCTCACAGTGGCTCCTCGCCAACGCAGAGACGCTCGCTTGGAACCTCGAGGTTCTTCTTCTTCAGAAGGAAAAGGCCGAGCTTCAAGCCCGGTCGTTTAAGAACCAAGCGGCAGTCTCAATAAAGCGAATCGAGGTCAGACAGGCAGTGCTTAAACTCGCCGAACAGCTCGACCTTGATCTCATTTACGAAGAACCCAACTGGTAGAAAGGAGCCCATCTGATGCCCTATACAATCTTCAACTTCAAAAGCAAAAAGGCCCTCAAGGAGGCCCACGCTCGTGGCCTTTCTATCCCTGTCTACCAGCCTGGTCCTTTCGGCCCAGACGTCTCTGATGGCCCGGCTATACTCGAAGGCCCTCACTACCCCGAGCCGCACAAGTGGTATGCGAGAGTGGAAGTTGAGGCCGGCCAGATCAAGAAAGGAAGCAAGATCAAATGAAGCTACTCTTCTGTCCTCGCTGTAAGGGGCAAAAAACTGTATTAAAGACGCCGGAAGAAAGAGAAGCGTTTACAAAAAGACTCAAACAATTAGAGGCTAAGCGGAAAAGGAGTCAAAAGAAATGACTGACCCGAAGGAAATTCTCGCCAAAATCGAGCGCGGCGAAGTAAAGACGCTCTATGAGGAAATCATCGAAAGGCCGATTGTGGAAAGGGCGAGGGAGTTGCTGGTAAGTCACAACTCTGAATATTGGGGTTGGGCCGCTAATCCCGCTGAACGCCTTATCGGCCTTCCGGTCTCACTATTCTCCGCCCTCTGCGACGAGGTGGAGCGGCTATCGTGGACGGAGGCCGACCTGAGAAAAACTTTAGCCGAAGAAGAGACAAAAGAAACTATTGCAGTAGAAGAGGCCCTGCGGCTCCGCGCCCGCCTTGCCGAACTCGAACTCCTGGAAGCGTCCCTCACCGTCCCGGAGCGATACGTCGAAGTGGTCAACGAGGCCGTGGTTGAGGACTACGAGAAGTGCAAGGGGCGGGTGTATACCCTCGAAGGCCATCTGAAGGAAATGGCAACGGCGGATTTTTCCCCTCTGCATAAGCCCAAGGAGTATCGAGACGGCGCTGAGGCCGCAACCGAGTATTTCAACCAACTTGCTAAAGAGGCACTGGAGGACAAAGAGAAGAAGGCAGAGCCTTCCACTACGGACGTCAATTTTTGACGCCAACAGTGCAACCAAGTATCTTCCTCAACGAACAACAAACTTTCTCCAATCGTTGCAATTTGTCAATCTAGGGTGTAAAATGGTTGACACGGTTGGAGAGCTGAAAGAAGAAGAAGGAGCAAGCTCATGCGAACAACTGACAGAGAAGGAGGTATCTACCTCGAGCCGGTGGAGTTCTTCCTCGGGTTGAGAAGTCAAGCGAGCGAAAGTAGAGGGCCTCAAGTAGTATACGCGAGAGTCGAATGGTGGAGAAATGCTGGCGAAAGCCGAGTCTGGTATGTTGCTGAAGTGCTCTCATGGGAAGGAAAAAGCTGGCCCGTTAGCGACTTGGAGCTTGCCTACCTTGAAGAGCTCAACCCAAGAGTCGAAAAGGCAATCGAGAACTTTCTCTACGGCTACAACCAAGAGTCTCTTGCGCTCTTTATAGATGAAGAAGGGAGAGAATGGGATGAGTAACAGCGAGAGAGAGTATGTAGAGGCAGTAGCCCTGTGGGAGGGAGAGGTGAGAAAGTATGAGAAGAGCTATCCGGGCTACTGTAAAAAGTGCCTTGGCTGGGGAGGGAAGCTCTGGATAGATCACGAAGGAAGGCCTCAAAGAACAGACTGTCCTTGTTGTGTTCACAAGAACCATTGTCCCCGCTGTGGCGAACAGCTTGAGCTTGTAGAAAAAGACACCTATGCCGACGAGCTTATCTGTCCTGACTGTGGCTGGGGCGAAGAGTCTCTTGGCCTCCCGGAGAAACCTCTCTTAGAGGAGTTCCTCGAAGAAGAGGAAGAAGAGGAGACAGCCTCATGACCTATGCTAAGTCCCTTAAGCCCGAGCAGCTTGCGCTCCTCGAGCCCCTTCTTCCGAACCTTACCGAGCTCCAGCCGGGTGGTTTCTGCCAGGCAGAAGTGACAAAAGGAAGCGAAGTTTACATTCGCTACCTGCTCTACTCCTGGCTCCACCAGCAAGGGCTGAAAGAAGTCTTCCGAGTGAGAGTCCTCCAAGGTGCTCTCTTCATCCAGAGACTTCCGAGAAGGGAGATAGGAGGTATGACAGTCTATCGGGGAGAGGAGAAGGCTGAGCCCAGAGAACTGTCTCTCTCTTCTGACTCCTACCAGCAAGTCAAAGAGCTCGTGGTAGAGAATCTCCTCGAGTGCGAGAGCGAGAACGCTGCTCGAGAGCTTCTCGAGGGTCTCGGAATTACCAACGGCCTTCTCGACGCTGTTCTCCTCGAGTGGGCAAGAGTCACAAAGAGGGAGAACTAACGTGTCTCTCACCGAGCATGGCCCAGCCGACTGGGGGGAGCTGGCAATAGAGAAGGTCAGAAAGAACAGAAGCCTTTTCTGCCCAGAGTACGAGAGCTGCCTGGAGAAGGCTAGAAGGCTCTTCAAGCGCGGATGGACCTGTCGCTACTGTGAGAGGTTTCCTGAGAGAGATCATTGGCGTGCTGAAGAAGCCAAGCGGCAAGCGGCTTGCTCCAACAAGGACCAGCTTGAGACGTACTTGTTAATCTTTGGCCGATAGGCCGCGTCAATTTTTGACCCCGGGAGGGGAAAAGAAAGAAGGTAGCAGATGGAAAGAGTTAGAGTTTTTCGCTTGCTTATCTATGAGGGTCCACGAGGCTGGGTTGAGTACGTTTTCAACTCTCCTGCTCTTTTCGTTCCAATGAATGGGACTAAAAGACTAAACGAAAAAGCCGCTATCTCAAGCAGAATTCTCGGAGAGTGGCCAGAGGTAATAAAGGAGGAGGAGGAAAGCGATGACTGAGGAGAAAATCTATCCGATTTCAGACTTAGACCTTAAACAGGGAGGCTCACCCTTCCGCTTGGACAACTCAACTCGGACACTCTTCGAGGATTGCCCGAGGAAGTATTACTGGTCTGCCAGGGGCTATATCACTCCCAGGAAGCCAGCTTACTTCCCCTGGGGGCAAGCGTGGCATACGGCGTTAGCGCTGTGGCACCGAGGAGAAGGCTTTGAGAAGGCCGAGAGTGCAGCGCTGGAGTATCTCCAGAAAGAGAACACGGCCCAGATCGGAGACACAGTGCATACCGGGGAGAACCTCTCTGAACTCCTCAGGCGCTACGTCGAATACTATCCGAGTGAAGCCTGGGTTGTTCTCGGGGATGAAGTCGGCTTCGAGTGGCCGCTGCCGGAGAAAGGAAGCGGGAAAGTACACAGTAGCTATTCCTACACCGGTTCCATTGACGCCTATATCGAGTGGCCCCCTTACGGGAAGCTCATCCGAGAGGACAAGAGCACCGGGATTTGGCTCTCGGACAGCTACCTGGAGCAGTTCAAGCACTCGAGCCAGATCGACGGCTACATCTGGTATATGCAAGAGTTCCTGGGAGAAGAGATCTTCGGTGTGCTGATGAATACAGCCTGTAAGAAGATAGCCAAAGCGGGGAAGACACCGCTGTTCTCGAGAGACATCCAAAGAAGGAACCCAGAGCAACTTTCCGAATTTCTCATCGGAGTTGGTGAAAGCTTCCTTCGCCTGGAGCACTACTGGGAAACTTGGTCCTGGCCGAGAACAACCAATCCGATTCAGTGCGTGGGAGGCATCGGCCGAAGCCAGTGCCCCTATAAGAGCCTGTGCTGTCAGCCAGTTCCGTTTACCGAGATCAACCCTCTCGACCTTGGCCTGGCTACTCGAGACAAAGAATGGAAACCCTGGGAGAGATGGGGACAGGAAGGAGAGTGAGAGGGAGATGGAAGAAGAGAAAAAACTAGAGTCGTTTCTTGGTGGAGAGGGACTGAAAAAAGAGCTCGTCGCAGAGGTTTCTCAGGAGCAGAAAGAAGAAAGCGAGCGGATTGATAAGGAGTTTACTGAAAAGTATGGTGAACACCTTACAAGAGCTTGCCAACTCTTACACCTTCCAAAGAACTGGGAGGAACCCCCTTTAAACAGGGAGTTTAAGATCAACCTCCATCGAGCAGGGCAGCCAGCGAAGCAGCTCAACTCTGACCTCCTCTCCATCTATGCTCTCCTCCACGAGCTAATTGGTATAGTCAAGGACTGGGAGCGCAGAGAGAAAGAAAGAACAGGAGCTAAGCCGAAGAACCTAACAGTTCCTAAGCTCGAAGTCATTGCAGCAAAGGTAAAGAAGCTGATAGTAGAATAAAGAAAGAAAGGAAAAAACCAAATGTCCAAGGCAAAAGCAGTCGTTCACTTTGAAGATGGAAAAGCCCTAACGGTAGTCTACACAGAACTCCAAGACAACGAAGGTCCTATGGTCTCTTACGTTCTTGGAGAAAATCGTGCTGTCACCATCAACCTAGACAAAGTCCTCTTCATCGAGGATACTATTCTCTCCGAAGCTGACCCTAAAATCGAGGTGATTAATGCCGATACTCTCAGAAGCTAAAGGCGCTCAGTCGTTGAGTGTAGCGCCGAGAATCAAGGCGTTTCTCGCAGGAGACTCAGGCTCTGGCAAGACCACCAGCGCCTGTAGTATTCCCGGGAAGAAGCTCCTCATTGACTTCGATAACAGAGCAGACAGTCTCGTCGGCCTAGCCGACCTCGACATCCTCCCTTGTCACGAAGCCGATAGCAAGCTTCCCAAGGCCTGGGAGAGAGCCCTCGCGATCAAGACCGAGCTTCATGCCCTGGCGAGAAAAGCTACTCCCGAAGCTCCCTTCCCCTACGAGGCTATCATCTTTGACGGGCTAACTTCCATGGGCCGCATAGCTATGAACTGGTCCCTTCTTCTTGATCCAAAGAAGGGCCTGGGAGGGAGCCCTGCGCAACATCACTACGGGCCTCAGATGAATCAGCTAGCAGACTACGTTCTCACAGCTCTCACACTCCCTTGTCACATCATCTTCACCGGGCACATTGAGCTCTTCGAGGAGCAGACCGACGAAGGAACTCGGCACATTTTCCTTCCCAAGATCACCGGGAAGCTTAAGACGGAAGTCGCTAACTGGTTCAACGAGTGTTATCTCTGCAGAAGGGTCTCGGTTGAGCGAGACGGAAAGCGAATCACCGAGCACCACTGGTATACCAGCGGGAGGGACAAGCTTAGGTTCTTCAAGAGCTCTCTCAATCAGTTGGGCAAATTCTGGACTGACCCAATCATAATCGACTTCGACCAGCAACCTACTGGCTTTGCCAAGCTGCTCGAGCTGAGGTTTGGAAAGGAGGGAGAGAAGAAAGAGGAAAAGAAAGAAGCTAACCAACTAACCAACCTAGCGGCTAAAACCAGCAAACTAGCTAACTAACCCAACCCAACTACCGGCGTCAAAAATTGACCCCGCGAGAAAAAGGAACGAAAGAAGGAAAGAAAAATGGGCGAATTTACTTTGACGAAGAGTGTTTCTGACGTGCAAGAGGCTCCCCTGCTTCGCGAGGACTGGTATGTGATGAGGATAGTGGAAGAGCCCACAATGGAGAGCAACGGAGCGCTGAAGGAGTATATGAAAGGTCGAGGGCTCTCCGAGCCCAAGACTGCGAGCCAGGAAGACGTGACTCGGTTCCTTGCTATGGCTATGGAGGATGACAAGGCAGCGGAGAAAATTGGACTCAACCTGGTCCTGAAGCTTCGCGTTCAGAGCGATGATCCGGCTTCGAACGGGAGGCTCTTTCGGAAGTACCTCCCCTGGCCGAACGAGAAAGACAAGACTCGCTACACGAACGGCGGCCAGAGCTATGAGGACTTCAAACTGGGCCAGATCAAGAGCGTGGTAGCGGCCTTTAACGGCGGAGTCGAGCCTGCTGGAAGTAGCATTGTTCTCGAGCCTGGGATGGAGGCTCAGTTCTACGTGACTATATCGCTGGATCAGCAGAGTCAGAAGATGAGGAATGAGCTCGACATGAACCAGGCCCCGAAGGCGGTCTTATAGAGAGGAGCTAGAGCTCAACCCGGGGAGCCCCATGAGGGGCTCTCTAGGAGAGGAGGAGAGAAATGGAAAAGAACGGAAAGATGGTGGTTCTCGGAGTCACTGCTCCGCTTGTTGCGTTTGTGGCCCTGGGAGGGTTGACAGTGCTGTTGGCGGAAAGCCCGAGAAGTTTTGCGGTGGCGGCTCTGGCGGTTCTTGGGCTGCTGAGCTATGTCATTGTTAAAGCCGGGAAATACTGGAGCTAGCTTATGGAAGAAACCATCCGAGTAGAAGCGATGATCTCTCGCTCACTCTGGGAGCGCTTTCACAGGTGCTTTCCCGAACGAGGTCGAAAGACAAATATCATCAGGGAGAAAATCCTTGAGGCAATTGAGGAGGAGGAAGAGAGAATGGAAGAGGAGAGGAGAGGCTATGAAAATAATATGTAAGGACAACTTTGACAGGGAGACTGTCTCGGAGAGGTTCATAGCAGAGGATGTTTCCGAGTTCGTGGGAAGACGAATTGTAAAGCTTCTTAATCAGGATAGTCCACCTGACGGAAGCGCCTATTACGAACTGGTCTCGGACGACTACAAGCTCTATGTCTACGAGCCCTAAGAAAGGGGAGGCTATGCGACGGACAACTGAGGAGAACGCACTTTCACGAGACGAAGTTAAGTTTGTAGCTAACCAGCTGGTTAGACTCTGGCCTATCCTAGGGATGCTAACAAGTTTCGAGCAAGACTTCATTAAGGATACAGCAAAGAGATACGCTCAGTATTCCTTCGCTTTACATCTTAGTGGAGTACAGTTCGAAAAGCTTCGTGAGATTTCTGCGAAGTACTTTATCTAAAGGAGAGATAGATGCGCCGACTAGCAGAAATTATCGGCCCGGCTCCGAGTGAGGAACCGGTTCTCTTTCGAGAACGTCTCCGCCTCGAGCGAATCCGAGTTATCACTGGGCTGAGTAAGCTCAGAGAGAGCCCGAGGAAAGAAGTTAAAGTCAAGCTCTCGAAAGCTGAGCAAGGGAAGCTAGCACTCTGGGAGAGACTGAAGAAGGAAGGAATTCCGGAGAGCCTGATTGCACAACTGATGCAGGGAAAGAAGGAGACGCTTGATGCCTGAACCTGAAACACCCATTACCTCTGTCAAAACCATCTCCCCTAAGCTCGTCACCGTCCGAGACAGAAAGCGGAAGTTCTTCTCGAAGAACGCACTTGATGACCTTGAGGCTAGCATTAAGAAGCTCGGTCAGCTACAGCCGGGAGTCTGTATGATCGGAGAGAACGAGGAGCTTCTCCTCTGTGCCGGCGAGCGGCGTCTTCGCGCCTGTGAGATGCTTGGGATTCCCTTTAGCTACATTCTCCGCGAAGAGATTAATGATCCGGTTCGCCTGAGAGAGATCGAGCTTGAGGAGAACCTCCGTCGAGAAAGTCTCACTTGGCACGAAGAGTGTTCCGCGATAGAGGACTTGCATAAAATCTGGTGCGGCCGAGATGCGAATCACACAAAGGAGAAAACAGCGGAGCTCCTTGGTATCTCGAGAGCAGGTGTTTCCAGCAAGCTCGAGATAGCAACCTTCGCTAAGGAGCTCCCCAATATCCGAGACCTCAAGAGTGAAAGTGACGCTCGAAAGGCTATCGAGAAGATCAAAGAGAGCTACAGCCAAAAGATCGCCCTCGAAGCCGCAGTTAAAAAGCACAACCTTGGCTTCGAACAGAAAGACCCTCTCGTTCGGGAGCTCGCTGCTGTCTCTGCAGGAGAAAAGCTTACTGCTGCAGAGCCGATAGCAGATGATGATCCTGAGAGGGAGAGGAAAATCCAGGAGCGTGCCGAGCTCGTAGCCGAGTTCGATCGAGAGATGGAGAAGAAGAGAGTTAGCTTTTTCTACAATCGCTTTCTCTGTGGGAGAATGGAGGACGAGCTGGCTAAGGACAAAGGAGAACCCTTCTCAGTTATCTTCTTCGATCCTCCTTGGGGAGTAAGTTATGACGAAAACAAAACTCCCAACGAGAGCCAAGAGGACTACGAGGACAAGCCGAGCTACTTCGACGAGAATATAGATAAGTGGCTTAGTTTGCTCTACGAGAAAGCCGCTCAAGACTCCCACCTCTACCTCGTCTTCCCTATCACTCGCCACGGACAGGTCTACGATGCTCTAGAGCGTACCGGCTGGAGGGCCGATCGGATTCCTCTCATCTGGCACAAGAAAGGAGCCCATGTAACTCGGAATCCAAAGACCAAGCCAGGTAGGTGCTACGAGCCGATAGCATTTGCTATCAAGGGCAAGAGAGAAATCAAAGCCTGTCGCCTCGGAGCCGCTGACATCATCGAGACTCCGATGCCGACACAAGCTATGAAGAAGCTCCATCCTTCTGCTAAGCACCCTGCCCTCTGGGTCGAGCTTCTCCTCCGCTCAGCCCGCCCAGGTGAGAGAGTTCTCGACCCAATGAGTGGCAGTGGCTTCGTCGCTCTCGCCTGTGAGTTCCTTCGGAAGGAGCTCTCGCTTGACTGGCTTATGATAGAAGAAAAGGAGGTCTTCCGCAATCAAGGCCTCTTCGCTTGCCTCCAAGGTATGACAGCTGTGATGGAAGCACAGGTAGCGGAGAGCTCCTCTCCTCCTGTCGCCAGCGACTTCAAAACGCTTGATCCTGGCTCGCAAGCTTGGATGGCCTACTGGAAAGCTCACCCCGAAGACCAGGATCAGATGATCGCTTGGAGAAAGGAAAGTGGGAAATGACCTCTAGCTACCCACAACACCCGGCACTATCAACGTCAAAAATTGACGCCGTTAGTCCGATTGTCCGAGCTAAGGAGAGACTCATCGCCCTCGAGGAGACGAGGAAAGCGAGCAAGAGCCCAGCTATCGGAGCTTTCTGGAATGACCAGGAGATCAGGGAGCTGATCTTTCTAGCTGAGAAGAACTTTCTGACTGGCTATACTGAGGCTCTGCAAGACTACTCCTGGTGGAATGAAGGGAAGCAGTTCGTCGGCGGAGCTGGAACAAGTTGCTGTACACTAAAGGATGCACTACTGAAAGCGAGGAGAGGATGACCAGACTAACAACTAACATCGTCCCTCCCGAAGGGCCAATTGATGCAGATATCTGCTGGATTGGAGAGGCCCCGGGAGCAGAGGAAGACGGACAGAGAAGGCCTTTTGTGGGGAGTGCTGGAGGGCTGCTAGCTCAGTGCTGGAGAGAAGTGGGGATAATAAGAAAGGAGCAGCTGGTAACTAACTGCTTCAAGCAGAGGCCACCGAATAATAATGTCTCGTATTACTTCAGAGATAAGAGCTGTACGCAGCCCACTGAAGAAGGTATCGAACATATCGAGGCTCTGCGCTCCTGGCTCGAAAGCCTAAAGGCTCTCAATGGTGGGCCGAAGCTTCTCGTGGCTCTTGGCGCTGTAGCTCTCACGGTCCTCACAGGCGAGAAAGGGATCTCAAAGAAGAGAGGCTCGGTCTACCCTTGTACTCTCGTGCCTGGCTACAAGGTCTACCCGATGAACCATCCGAGCTTTGTGATGAGACTCATACAAGATCCAAGCGAAAGCTGGCGGATGGATGACTCAGGGAAGGGAGTAGACAAGAAGGCAACTGAGAATGCTCTGCCGACCTTCTTGATTGACCTGCAGAGAGTTCTCAAAGAAAGCGAGACAAGGGAGATCAGGCAGAGGGAGAGGAAGCTGCTCTCTGAGCTGAGCTACAGCGAAATCATTGCAAGGCTGGAGAGTATTCTACAGGAGAAGCCTAAGCTCTTGGCTGTTGACATTGAGACTTTGCCTTCTGAGACTGGCCCTATGGTCTGGAAGGTTGGTTTCTCGAGCGAACCCGACGAGGCTTTCTCGGTTCCTTTTATCGAGAATCTAAAGCTGAAGTGGCCACTGGAGGAGGAGGCTCGTATCTGGGAGCTGATTTCGAGAATTTTTCTCAAAGATGAGATAGCTAAAGTCTTCCAGAACTGCCCTTATGACCTAACTGTCCTCGGGAAGTTCTTTGGACTGAGAGTAAATCGAATTGCTCTCGAAGATACTATGTTCTGCCACCACGCGAGGTATCCTTTCTTGCGCAAGGGCCTGGACTACCTCTGCTCCATCTACACCACCGAGCGCTACTACAAGGACGAAGGCAAACTGCACGATGGCCGACGAGCTTCTGACAAAGCTGAAGGCGACTACAACTGCAAAGACTGCTGCGTTACCCGGGAGATCCTCCCCATTGTCCGCTATCATGCAGACCGTGAGGGCTACCTCGAGGGCTATCGCAGGAGTATGAGCCAGATGCCAGCGCTGCTCTATATGATGCTGAAGGGAGTGAGAGCAGATCGGGAGAAGAAAGAGAGGCTCTCGGAGGAATTCTGGAAGCGAGCTAACATGGCTGAGCTTAAGATCAAGGATCTCAGCGAGATGAAAAACCTGAACCTCGACAGCTCGGATCAGATCCAGAAGCTCCTCTATGGCTACCTTGGCTTGCCGATTCAGTTTAATAGAAAGAGCAAGAAGCCCACAGCCGACAGGGATGCTCTCGAGAAGCTAAGACGAAAGTTCCCCAAGATCGAGATCCTTCCTTTGATTCTCGAGTACCGCAAGTTCAAGATCCTTGCCAAGAACTTTGCTGACATGAAGCTCTCAGCGGATGGTCGCTTCTACACGAGCTACTCGTTCGTCTCTACTTGGCGACTGAACTCCTCTGAGAGCCACCTAGGCTCCGGAGCCAATCTCCAGAATATCCCCATGCGCTCAGAGGAAGGCAGGATTCTCCGTGAGCTCTTCCTCCCCGACGAGGGCTACCTCATGGGGAAGGCTGATGGCTCACAGGCTGAAGCTCGTGTTGTCGCCTGGGAGGCAGAGGACCTTGAAGAGATCGAGTTCTTCCTCTCAGGCCAGGACATCCACTGGAAGAAAACAAAAGCAATCTTCGGTTTCCCACAGGAGCTAGAGTATGGAGGAAAGTCAGCCGTCTTTTGTGATTCTATCACAGGAGAAGAGCATAGCCATTACACGTATAGACAACTTGGTAAGACAATTGTTCACGCCACTAACTACGGAATGGGACCAGGTCAGCTGCAGACGATACTTGCTCGGGAAGGATTTATTTTTGAGCTATCAGTCTGCCGACTCTTCATTAATCGCCACCATTCTTCTGCCCCTAGAGTAGAAGAGTGGAAGAGGGGTATCCGGGAGAAGATTAATACGAGTAGAACGTTGATAAGCTCGTATGGCAGAAAGCGCCAGTTCATGGGGAGGCTCAACGAGGACACCTATCGAGCTGCCTACGCCTTCAGCCCTCAGAACACCGTGGGCGAATGGCTGACTGACTCGATCCAGCTCACTCTCGATCGAGAGCTTCGCGCCCAGCCTCTCCTTAACGTCCACGACGAGATGGTCTTTCAGTTCAAGCCAGAGGACCAAGAGCAGGTTATCTCCTCCGTCCGAGCTATCATGGAACGACCTCTTCTCATCCACGGTCGAGAGCTTTCCATCCCGGCTGAAATCTCTGTTGGTCAGAACTGGGGCCAGATGGAGAAAGTCTAATGAGTCAGAACATCCCAGAGCGCCGATGCGAAAACTGGCTAGCTACCCTCGCAGCCTATGCTGAGGATACCGAGAGTCCTAGGCGTTTCTGGCTCTGGGCAGGGATTTTCACTATAACAGCAGCAGTTCAGCGCCAAGTCTGGCTTCCTTACGGGATGGAGCCGCTGTATGCGAACCTTTACGTCATGATCGTCGCTCCGCCTGGGCGCTGCAGGAAGAGCGTCCCAGTGAGCTTCGCCAAGAAGATCCTCACTGACCTACAGGTTCCTGTCTATGTTGACAGCCCGACGAAGAGAGCCCTGACTATGGCTCTTGAGAAGAGCGGAAAGGAGAATCACTTCACTCACAACACAGTCTATCACAACCAGTGCGCTTACGCTCTCATCAGCAAGGAGCTCTCAAGCTTCTTCGCCGTAGACCCAAAGGCAATGGTAGAGGTCCTTACAGATCTCTTTGACTCTCACGCTGAATGGAAGTATGAGACTTCCGGAAAGGGTAGTGATTCACTAAGAAATGTCTGCCTCAATTGTCTACTTGCTAGTACTCCTACTTGGATTGCGAATAATCTACCAGCTGACGCTATTGGTGGAGGATTTACTTCCCGTTTTGTCCTCGTGGCTGAAACAGAGAAGTACAAAAGCGTCCCGAGGCCAGCACCTCCAAACGAACAACTCTACAACGACCTGCGAGCAGATCTCGCGAAGATAAGCAAAATCGTCGGTGAGTTCTCCTGGGGACCTGGAGCCGGTGAGTATTTCGATGAGTGGTATGATGCGCTAGAGAAGAAAGTCCACGTGACTAAAGACAGACGCCTCCATGGCTACATCGAGCGTATGCACATTATAGCGATTAAAACCGCTATGGCTCTGAGGCTAGCCTACTCACACGAACTCGTTATAACTATCAGTGACATCGCCCAAGCTGCCGAGCTCATCGACGACGTGCTGAATACAGCTTCTACCGCTCTCGGCGCTCACGGCCGAAGCACGCAGAGCCTGTCCACCTTCGAGATCATGCAGCAGGTAAAGGCTCTTGGAAGAACCACTTTCAAGGACCTCCTCAAGACCAACTTCTTCAACACAACAAAGTATGAGCTCGAGCAGATTGTCGAGACTCTCAGCGCAATGGGACATATTAAGTCAAGCTATAACCCCAACACAGCTATCACAGAGATAACCTGGATAGCAGAGAAAGGAAAAAGACTGGTATGAGGGATTTAGATCAAGAGGAGCAACTGTCCCAGATACAGACTGAAGAATTGCTAGATAAGATGATGAAGAAGGAGCAGCAGGACACAAACGAGGTTTTCTCTTCCCCTGAGCCTTCCTCTCCCTGGCGCCTAGGAATCCGCCTCGGAGTTAACGGCCACTGGATCAAGTTACATAAAATGACCAAGAAGAACATCATTTTCCGAATCTGCGAACCCCCAAAAGAAGGAGAAGAAAGATGAAAAAGAGCGAGAAGAGCAAAAGCACTCAGCCCCAGAACCTCTCCCAGCCTGATCCTATCGACCTTCTTCTCTCCCCTCACGAGGAGGAGATCAAGGCCGCTGAGGCTTTCCTCAAGGCCAGTGACCAGCTCCAAGCCACCTTCGGCATGAACGCCTGTCCCTCGACTGTCACCCTCGGCTTACAAGGCGCTCAGCAGTGGGCTTACCTCCGCACCCGAGAGAACGTTCGTCGAACTCTCTCCCAGCGCATCGAGGAGGTCCTTCATGGTCTCTTCTGATTTGGTTAACTCTGAGACAGACGCTCCGATAGACTATCGGATGGAGGCTGAGCACTTAAGAGGAATTCTAAGGACGCTTACCTCTGAAGGTATAGCTGGCATCTGCAAGAAGCACAACATGTCTCTCTGCAAGTTCTGCAACGCCTGGGCTTGTGGAGACAGGAAGCTGACGAGCCTAGACTCTCCTCCTGACGGAGAGAGTCCAGTCTAACCCCCAATCTCTCTATCCCTCTGCCCTCTGGGGAACTTGGTCTTAGTCGTGTTAGTGGTGGTTCATCTGGCCATCAACAGCAGCCCCACTACCCGACAGCGGGAGACAGACAGGACGTACGAAGCAAAGACCAAGAGGCCACATATTGCCTCTTTAAGAGATTGAGAGATCAACCTCAGAAAGATTGCCAGAGGCGAATAGTTCCGGAGCCTATGAAGGAAGCAGAGGGGTTTCTTAGAAAGGAAAGGAGAAAGAAGAGAATGCGTACGACTGAAAACTTACAGGCCCTTATCGACAGAGGCTATGACTTAATCGAAGAAGGCGATTATCAAGATACGGGTGATTGGTTCTACAATGTTGGCGCTGAGATCCTTGAGCTTGCCCAAGAAGCCCTCGATCAAAGAAAAAGGGGCAGCCTCGAAAACCGCCCCACTGGTGACGTCAAAAATTGACGCCGATAGTTGAAAAATTTTCCCGCCCTTAATCCTCTTCCTCCCCCTTCCTCGGTATGCCCAGGCCCAGGGTGGCTTTAATAAGGCCTCCTGGGCCACCCCTTTCTGCTCCCAAGACCATCCTTTGCATCTGGAGACCGCCCGGGATCATGACAGTGGAAGAGCGCAGCGCTTGGCTCATGTGACGACGAGTCAGATTCAGGTCATCTCCGAATGGGATTTCCTCAGCAGCGTAGCGAATAGAGAGCAGCGTGTGATACACTGGTGCCCAGGCAGGAGGCATCTGGAGCTGTGAGGGCAAAGGCCCGAGAGCGACAGTTTGCGCTGCTGTCCTGCTTCCAAAGAGCGGCTCCATCAGCATATAAGCCATTGCACTTGACATGATGAAGCCGAAAGCCTTATCGAGCTTCTGGCCAGAAGTTCCAAGAGTGCCAGCTTTAGTCAACCCAGTTAGATAGTTCATCCACCAGCTCTGGAAGATTGTCCCTGTACGACCAAGAGCTCCAAACTTAGTTGCAGCTGATGGAGCGTCTATGGCTCCGTAGAGGAACTGAGTATCAGCGACGACATCTTTCATAAAGGCGTGAAGCGCGTCCTCAGTTCTACCTGCCCTAAGCAACCCTGTGATCTCATCAGCAACCCAGGGATAGCGGATAGAGATTCCGCTCTTCTCTATAAAACTCGGAAGATTAACTGAGGTGAGCTCTCCGCCGACCTTTTGCAGAGCCCACTCCCACTTGGAGGCCGCTGCTCCTGCTGTAGCATACCGGCTCATGTAGTCGGAGCTTCGAAAGAGGAGCATACCGGCTTCCAGGATAGTCTCCATCTTCG